TTAGTATTGGCAGTTATTGTCGTTCCTGTAACTGCGGCAGGGGTTGTACCACCTACGACACCATCTACTGTGCCAGTTACATTACCTGTAAGATTGCCTGCAAAATTTGTATTAGCTGTAATAACTGTGCCTGTAATAGCTGCAGGAGTATTTGCACCTATAACGCCATCTATATTACCACCTGATATTGTTACACTACTGCCTAGCCCAACTGTTGAGCTTGCAGATAAAGTAGAGAAAGCTCCTGTGCTTGCACTAGCACCACCAATAGGTGTTCCGTCTATTGTTCCACCATTAATGTCAACTTTAGCTACTACAACTGACCCTGTGCCGTTAGGAGTAAGGTTTAGGTCACCATTAGTATCTAAAGTAACAATAGTGTTACCATCTAGGTGTAAATTGTCTATTTTAAGGGTAGATAATACTTCATTGCCTAAATTAAGATCGGCAAGTTGTGACATAAGTTCACGAATAGCATTATTAATGTTAGATGGTGCTGTACCTTCAGCAATACTAATACTATTTAGGTCAGTATTATTTGCTGCAGTTGCATCAAACTGTGATATTTTCGTCTTTGCCATGTTTTACTCCTGATTATCCGTTATTGCTTGTGCTGTTGGTACTGTTGCTAATTGAGCAGCAGCTATACCTGCACCTTGATTTTGTGGTAAATCTTTGTATATGCCATTAATTTTTCTTATTAATGTTAAAAATTTATTTTTAATTATATTTGTATATTTTGTACCTCTTGCTCCTTGAGTTGCAGCTAAACTTGCTATTTGTTTCATTGATGGTTGTGATAATAAATAATTTACTGCAAAAAGAGTACCAAATCCAACCATACCTGAAGTTCCACCTGTAAAAGCACTTGAGCCTATTAAAGCTGCACTTGTTGCTCCACTAGCCATTCTAAGTGTTCCAGATCGCATAATAAATTGGTTTAAATCTGGTATAACAGCAGGGAAATTTTCTAACATATTAATAAAACCTTCTAATCTTTTCATATTCATATTTTCAAAACTACTTATCATTTCTTTTGTTCTATCATAGGTAAGGCTTTTTCTGTTTCCAACTAAACCTAACGCTTTTTTTAAGCCTAGAATATCTATTTCTTGTTTTAATCCACCTTCAGTTGTTTTTAAAAATTTACCAAATATTTCGTCAATATGATTTGTTGCTAATTTGTTAAAATCTTCTTTACCAATAATTTTTTTTAATTCTTTTAATGATTGAACTGATTTTTGAGATTGTGTTTCAGGAAAAAAAGATTTGTTTAATAAATCTTTATATTCTTTTGCAGGTTTTCTATAGCCACCTGCTTTTCTAAATTGACCTAAACTTTTTTCTAATATGTTTGTGTTTTTTGTTACTAAAATATTCATCATTTTACCAAAAGACTTATCAGCTTTATCTAGTAATCTTTGTGCTTCTCTAATATTACCACCTTTAGCTATAGATTCATTTCTCATTAATCTTTTTATTGTCATTTTTGCATCAGTTACCGCATTAAATGCTGCTCTATTTGGAGATTTAACAACATTTCCTGTTACTGGATTTGGATTATATGTTTGTGCAAAAGTTGTAAGTTCTTTTTCAATTAATTTTAAATCTTTTCCTGTAAGTTTTTTATTATTGTTTGTTGCTTTTAAAACTTGTGATAAATAATCTTCAACGTCTTTTGGCATTTTTTGCATTAAATCTGGTTTATTTCCAATAACACTTGTTTCTTTTTGTGTAATATTTTTAGTAAATCCTGTTTTATAAGCCTTTGTTCCAATATTTTTTTCAGTTGTTTTTGTTACCTCTCTTGGTAAATTTGATTGTATTGTACTTCTAAGAGTTGTTGTAGGATATTTAACATTATCTAAAATTTTCCAACCTTTGTCATATTGATTAAATATTTTTTTTTGTATTGTATCAAAGTATCTTTTAGACGATTCTCCAATAAGCGTTGACCTTTCTGCTTGTGTTAAAGATACGCTTGGACTAAAAACTTTTGATGAATAATCATCAATAGCATTAAAAATATTTTGTACTTTTTTTCTTCCAACCATCATAGGCATACGAGATGTTAAATTAAACATAGCTTGTAATGGTGTAAAACCTGTTGTTACACCTATTGGCAAATCAACATCTTTACCAACAGTTTTTAAAACATCTTCTCTAAAAAATGTTTGTGCATCTTTAGCACTTGGTTGTGGTTTTGCTAATTTACCTAATGTTGTTGTGCCATCATCTATTTGTCCTTTTGCAGCAGATATACCTTCATTTGTTTTTTTTCTAGCAATATCAGCAGTTTTGCTAAATGCTTTTTTTGCTGGTTCTACGCCCATACCTATTAATCTACCTGCTCCCATTAAAACACCAGTTCCAACAGTATTTATTGCACCTATTGTTAAAGCATCTGCAACCATATCATCATTATCTGGCTTTGGAATATCTGGATTTAACCATGCACCTATTTTATCAGCAGCGTAAGAAGCAACACCTGCACCTAAACCTGCTCCAGCAGAAGAACCTGCAATACCTAATGGTGAACCTATAATAGTTCCTGCAACTGCTCCGCCTATTTCTGTAAAAGTTTCTACTCCATAAGGTAATAAATCAGGGTATTCATCTTCTCTTAAAACACCTAAATTTACAGCTTTATCTCTTACTTTGTAGTTGTATTCTTTTTTTGTAATTTTTCCTGATTTTAACAATTTAGAGCCAATAGTTTTAAATCTATCTAATTCTTTACTTGCATTACTTTTACCAAATTTTTCCCATTCAGTATCAATTCTTTCACTCATTGTATTTGCTCTCTTATAGACAATGAATTATTCCATTCATTTATTTCACTTGTGTCTAAATTTGTATCATTTACATCAGGTGCTTCATAAACGCTATCTCCAGCAGCTTTTTCTAATTTACTGCTAGATATAACATCTTCAATGCTTTTTATTCTTACTAATGATCTATCCCTAACACCTTCATATAATTTTAATGCTTTTGATATATTACCTCTTTGTGATGTTGTTAAATTTGAGTTAGGGTCATCAAGTAATTGTTCATAACCTGTAATTGCATCATCAAATCTACGATATACAGTTTTAGTTCTTTCTAATGCTTGTTGTTCATTCATATTAGGTTCTGGCATTTCTTCTTTAATAAACTCAAATAACAAATTTGTTTGCCTACCATCAAAGTTTGCTCTTGATGCGTTCATTGCGTCTCTAATAAAACCTTCAGTAGCTGTATTTGCTGTTTGATATTTTTTTATTGGTAATCCAAATTTACCTGATATTGAGCTAATACCACCACCTAATCTATCAAATGCTCCATAACTTAAAGCTGCATCTGCATCACCAGTTTGCATAGAATTTTTTATATTTCTTAATTGGTTTGCATCTCTTTGTTCTTCCGTTTGTTGTAATTGGTTGCCAACATTTAATTTACCATCTTTAGCTAAAGACTCTATAACATTTAAAAATTGTTCATTTGGTAAATTAGAGTATTGTGGGTATTGACTCCTTAATTGTGTTAAATTTTCGTTTTCTTTGTTTGTTTGAGCAATTTCCATCATTTTACCATAAGGATCGCCTTGCATTGCTCCTCCTATGGGTCTTAATGCACCAGCTTTAGTAAATTCATTTGCAACTGCAAGTATAGGAAGTGCTTTCTCAGAATTATCCGCTAATGTATTAAATAAACCTTTTGCTCTTTGACCTAATGTTGGTTTGTAAACTTGCTTCATTGCAGTTTGTAATTCTGGATTATTAAGCATTTGTTTTTGTAAATCTGAGGCTTTTGGAATTACAGGTTTAGTGTTTAATAAACCTTGAGTTTGTTGATTTAATTGCAAATTAGCATCAGGTGCTGGTGGTAAATTTAAAAGACCACCTGCGGTTGGTGGAGAGACTGGATTTGTTGTTGCGTTTTGTATAGCATTTAAACTTGCTAATTCATTAGAGGCATTTAATCTTTCTTCTGGAGATATTATTCTATTAGGAGATATTCTTTTTCTTAATTTTTTTCTTCTTTCTTCATCAAGCAATCTTAATAATTCTGGGTCATCATCTTGATATAATTTACCTTTAATTCTATAAGCCATTATTAACCCCCCATTCCTAAGAAACTACCAATACCTAATATACTACCAACAGTACCAAGTGTTTGATTTAAAGGATTGCTTACCATTGGTGTAGTTTGAGAATTATATCCACCTGCTGCTTTTCCAACTTGACCTAAGAATTGGTTTAGATTTTGTGTAGGTGCAGATTGTAAGAAATTATATCTGTCCATATTAGACATAATTTGTTTTTGAGCTTGGTCTTGACGCATTGCACCAACTTTAGCAAGATTTGCGTAATCAGAATAATCAGATTGTGCAAGATTTGGAGCTACGCCAATCATTTGATTTTGTCTTGCTCTTTCGTTTTCATAATTTTGCATTAATGGTGTTGACAATGCACGAGTTAAAGCATTTTGATTTGCACCAGAACCTAAACGCCCTGCACGACTAAATTGACCTTGCACTTGGTCTGTAATTGGGTCTAATACAGCTTGTTGAAAATAAGGATTACTTCCTAAAAAATTACCACGCAATGTATTAAGTGCTTGGTTTTGTCCTTCTCTTTGTAAAGGAGAACCAGATAATGCTCTATTAGTTTGCAAATTCATAGCCATTTGTTGTTCTGGGCTAAATCCTGCTAAAGTTTCTTCTGGATAATAATTTAAACCACCACCTGTGGAATACAATCTTTGTGCCTCATTTGCTCCATATGCTAGATAGGGTGCAGCATATGCAGGCGGATTTACAGTAGAAGTTGTATTTGTAATTTTATCTTGTCCTATGCTCATTCTATATTCCTCATTGATATTGTACCTATTTCTTTATAATCTTCAAATTTTGACCACCCTTTGCGACCAATTATTTGTGCGTTTTTACAACCAATAGATTTTGCCCATTCGCAAATAGGTTGTTCCATTTCTTTTAATTCTTCTAAATTTCCACCTGCTAACCAAAATCGTATAGATTTAAAGTTAGGGTATGTTACTATCTCAGTAACGCAAGCACTCTTTTGACCAGTCCATAATTGAGCATCACCTCTTGCTATTGCATAGAATACATCTTTTTCGCTATGAGAATCAATACCTCTTTTTAATGCGTCTAAAATATATTTGCGTGACTTTAACCACGACTCTTTATCCAATGATGATGTATTCATATTGTCTTGATGTTCCACTACTGTTATGCGTAATTGTAAAAGAGCCATTCGTTCTAGCTGATATAAATAATGCTGTAAGTTCTGCGGCAGCGTTTGCAGACTTAGGCATAAAAGTTATAACGCTATTTTCTCCTGCACGAACATCATTTACTGTTGTTGTAGCAGATGAGGTTTGCAAGGTAACACTACCAGTAGAGTTTATTCCGCCCTCTAATATACGATTAACAACTTCAGCAACTTGTCTAGGGTTACCACCTTGATGAGCTAATCTTTTATACTGGTTGTCAGCCATTTACCTTCTTCCTGTTGTCTTTGCCTCTATTTCGACACCTTGAATATATTTCCAAGTGCCTGATACATTTAATCTTATTTTATGATACCTACCTTGATTTGACCTAATATTGCAATATCCATCATCATTTAATGAACTTGCTGTACCAAAACTATCTTGATCTACTTGTCTAAGTCTTGATGATACTTGTGCAGTAATACTAGGTGTTGTGCCATCTACTATTTCTACATAAGGTATAACATTTGTTATAACGCTTGCTCTACCATTAGATGTATCTAAATCAGCAGTTTCTATTAGTGCTTCTTTATTTATACCACTAAAGGTGTGTAACTTTTTATCTTTAGCACCACCAAATATAAATTGACCACCAATATATATTGATGAGTCAAGTGAGGCTGGCAAGCCATCAAGTGATGTGCTAATAGCGTCTAATTCTTCTAGTGTATAATTAATAGTCATAAATGGTGATATAAGTTCACAATCTAATTCTGCATACGACCATCTTTGCAAGGCATAATTATATATTAACAATCTGTCAGGCGTATCATCATTAGAGCTACCTGATGTATATGACCACACAACAATTTGTTCTGTAGGGTCAACAGCGGTAGATATTCTACCTTTGTTTCGTATAGTAAAATCATCAAAGAAAAAACGATTTACTTTTTCTGCACCTATTGGTGTACTTCTTTGTCCATCAAACTGATAAAATCCATCATCTGATAGATAAAATACAGTCTCACCAACACTTGCTACTGAGTTAGGATAGTTACAGCCAAACCCTGTTTGCACTTTGTCAAATTGGAATATAAGAGGTGTACCAACGTAAGAGCCACGCACAATACCTCTTTCACATAGTATAGTTGCATATTCACCACCAACAATACCTGTAATATCACCCATATCAAATATATCTTGTATATCAGATTGGTCTGTACCTATTGTCCAACCTGTATGTGAGGCTAGAGCAGAAAAATAAACACGATTAGGATAAGCTGTACCGCCATATTTAACATTGCCAGTAAATACAAAGTCACCAACAACTGCTATATGTTTAGCCGCAGGGCTACCAGATATGTCAGCAAAAGCAGAACTTGTACCATTATCATATACTTGTAATATATTGTTGTGTCCTGATGTACCTATAACAAATCCACTAAAGTCTATAAACTTCCATATATCTTCATTACCTAATGATGTGTAGTTACCTGCTTTAGATATATTTGTTAAATTAGAGTTTGATTTAGTAAACTCATATAGTTTTGTTACATCACCTGCAAATATCTTAGGATCACCGCTATCGTCTTTAGCTGCAAAGATACCTCTTAGTCTATTGTCGGCAGCATTACTATATTGCGATAAATCTTGTAAGCCACGATAACCTCGTGCAGCAGGTATAACATTTTTTGCAGTCGTCACTCCGCTAGTGTTATCAGGCTGGTCAGGCAACCATTCTCCAAAAGGTGTATTCATTGCCATTAGTTATTCTCCATATACACTTCGCATTTCCAAACCAACACCATAGCTACCTTTTTCATCATCTACTCTAATTTGTTGTAGTATAGTTTGTATTAACGCTTCGTATTGTGTTGCTCTTTGTTCGTCTAACAAGAACGTATAAGCATTAAATAAACTTGCGTATAAGTATAAGTCTGGGTAACGAGTTAAAATAGTATTAGTTGTATTATCATCAGATAGAGCAGATACGCTTTTTTTGTATGTTAGTTCTAATGTATATGTTGAATCTGGTATTGGTGCTAAAAACAATTCTTCTCCAATAACAGAATATGCTCTTGGCAAGCCTGTTGCTGTTGTTGGAAATTCTTTTTTAAGTTGTATTGGTGTTAGAAAACGTAATGTTATTCTTGGGTTATTCATAACCTTTACATTACGAATAGTTCTTAAATCGGTTGGCAAGGTTACATAAGCATTGTCGGCTGTAGTAGTTAATGATGAGCGTGTATCTTGTGAGCGTGTTTCTAATTCACGAGACAATCTTGATTCCGCTAAATCAATAAAGTTATCTATTTCATTTGTTAAATCATCTCTTGCTAAGAAATTAGCTATTGATGTTTTAAGTTCTGCATAAGTAGATATTGCCATTATATGTTTCCACCGCCTGTTCTAAAAAGTTTATTGTCTGGGTCGTTGAGCCATCTTGCCCATGCTTTCTTATTATGCTTTGGGTCGCCTAATTTTTCAACTAAATCAAAATAAAGATTAGAAGGTAGCTCGGCAACGTGTTGTTGATGTTTCTGTGTATTACCGATTAAACTGTTTGGCTTGTAATCTATGCTTTTATCTTTAGCTAATTTTAAAATATTATCTGTTTTTTGTTCTACGGAAACATGATGTTGTCCATCATCTCCGCCATGAAAATAAGTAGTCTTTTTTTGTATGGGGTCGTAATTTAATACTTTCTTATTTGCCATTTTTCTTCCTTGTAAAAAGGGAGTAGGTTTCCCTACTCCCTATAAACACTATATTAAGATGTGCTTAAATCTGTGACCATAGCATGAGCTTTAGGTGCTTTAACAATATAAGTCCACTCGGACACAATGCTAAATTTAGTCGCATCACCAGTAGGTGCTATATCTGAGACTGAGAACAATCTGTTTGGTAGATGTCCAACGCAATAATAGTCAGAATCCATTAGGAAGATTGTGTCATTTGGCATTTGTCTGTCAATAGTAACAGATAGTTGACCAAAGTCAGTTAGATACAAACTAACACTACCAATAATTGCAGCTTCTTTTGGAGCTGTCATTGTTAGTTGGTTAGTTGCAACTGAACCTGATGATAAATCAGAAAAAGCTACTTTATTAGCTGGTGAAACAACTAGAATATCTGGTTGTCCGCCATCTGTGTATGCTTGTTTCATTGCATCATCAATTTTAGCAAGAGTTAGAGCTGCATTAGTACCTGCTTTATTAGATACGTCAGTACCATCACCAGTTGGTGTTGTAGAAGCTGATATAAGATTTACGTTAGTCATATATGAACTAATCTTACCTGCTTTTCTTGGGTCTGATGCAGAACGAGCTTCATTTTTAACGAGAGCTTTTTCAATATCTCTACGTTGCTCAAGTCCTTTAAGAACCTTCACATAAGCTGTTTCTTTATCTCTACCTGCTTTATCAACTGCATCTAAAGTACCAGAAACTGATGCTGCTTGTACTGAGATTTGATGATAATTGCCAAGTCTTGTTGTTACAGTCGGATTCACATAAGAATAGTCTGCACCTTCTGCAACATAGTTGTCGTCTGCTGCTGCTGTTAGTTCTTGTACTTGCCATTCGTGGAATACGCCTTTTGTTACTTCTTTTTTCGCATTAGAAAAAATCGGTGTTTCTGCTGGATCGATACGAGTAATTACGTCTGATAAGTCCTCTCTCTCACCTATAGCATTTGCGGTTTTATATGTCGCCATAGTTTAGTCTCCTTGTTAGGTATTTTTGGTTAAAAGATAGTCCACAGCCGAATCCATAGATTGAACTGTAGAAAGTTTATTTAAGGCTTTATCAACCTTTTGTTTTTTCAGGTCACCACTTGTAGTTGGTTTGCCACCTTTTGCCATCTTTGGAGCTTTTCTGACTTTCTTTTGAATAAGAGGTTTCTCATTCTGGAGTTGGTCAAATAAGTACGCTTTACGCATAGTAACAATAGCTCTGTGGTCTGAGGCTTGATTTAACTCTTGTTCTGTAAATCCTGCTCTCTTTGCCCACGTTACCATACTAGCTTTTTCAACTTCCGCTTTCTTAGCATCTTTCCATTCAGGAATTGCTTGTACTAACTTTTGTTGCTCTTGAGCCAAGTGTTTTTGAAACTCTACTTGTTGTTCTTGAGCTTGTTGTTGAGCTATTTGCTGCTGTGCAGTAGTAACTTGTGCTAATTGTTCCTTTTTATCACGCCAATCATCACGTTGCTTTACATATTCTAATGGGTCATCTTGATAAAGATTATCCCAATATTCCTTTGTAGGCTCGTTTGATGTTTGTGATGACAGTTGTTGGTTCAACTGCTGTAAACCTTGTTGTAGAGCCTGACGCTCTTGTGAAAGTTCTGATTGTAACTGTTCAACTTCTTTGCGTTGATTTGCTACTTCAGTTGTCTTTTTAGTATAATCAGATTGTCTTGAATATCCTGCAGCTAGTTCGTCAAGGGTAACATCTTTATCTTCACCATTAATTTTTACAGTAAAGTATTCTTGTTCCTCGTATTCTTCAGCTTCATCTTCAGATATTATTTCTTCATCTAATTCTTCCGATACATCTTCCTCAACAGCTTCAAGTGCCTCATTAGGTTCTTCACTTGTTGGTTCTTCTGTATCTGTAGTAGAAACTTCCACTTCTTCAATTTCTGTTTCTGGTTGATTTACCTCTTGGTTCGGTTCTGGATTATCTTCTGATTCCGTTCTGTTAAGAAGTAGGCTTGCGGCTTCCGCCATGTTGATAGGTTCGTTCCCAGTAGGGTTGTCGGCTGTCATTGTTTTCTCCTGTTAGACTGCTTTCGCTTGGTCTTAGTTTGTTAATCGGTCATTGGCTAATTTGCCAGTCATGACCACACTTTCTATGTGTTGCTTTACTGTGTGTAAGTTCTGCAACATCATAAAAACTTTTTCACGAGCCTCTGCTTGATCTACAGAAGAATTTTCCCATGCGTCATGGTATTGTTTCTCAAGAAAATCAAAAGTCTCGATAAGAATTTCGTTTCGTAATAGAGCTTGTGCTTTTTCACCTCTATCTATGTCTTGTCTTAATTTACCTTCGTTTTCCATTTTATCTCCTT